ATAAACCATGCCGAGAAACGTATACTTTTCTCAGGCCGTCAAAAGTGAACAACACTTATATGAAGACCTGATAATAGAATCCCTAGGAATATATGGACAAGACGTCTATTACATTCCACGTACAATAGTAAATAGAGATAGTGTTTTAAATGACGACCCCGCGTCAACATTTGATGATGCTTATCTTATGGAAATGTATATCGATAACGCAGAAGGCTTTGATGGTGCTGGTGATTTATATAGTAAGTTTGGATTAGATATAAAAGACGAAGCTACATTTGTGGTATCACGTAGAAGATGGGACGATAGAGTTGGTCCGTTCTCTAGTCAAGTAGAAAATCCAAGACCTGCTGAAGGAGATTTAATCTTCTTACCAATGACAAATAATTTCTTTGAGATTAATTTTGTTGAAGACGAACAACCATTTTATCAATTATCAAATTTGCCAGTCTATACTATGAAGTGTTCATTATTTGAATATAATGATGAAGATTTCGAAACAGGTATTGTAGATATAGATGATGCCGTATCTAAAGTAGGATATCAGTTACCAATAGACGTAACTATTTCTGGTGGAACTCATTTCGAGGTTGGTGAAATTGTAAGACAAACAGTAGATTCAAGTGTAACGCCTAATGTAATTGTATTTGGTGAAGTTCAACAAAGAATTAAATCATCAGATATATTAAGTAGAATATGGGTATCTAATATTGGAACAACTGGTTCAACAGATGCTAAATCATTTACTCAAGGCGGAACAATAACAGGAGATACATCAACATACACTGGTACTATTAATAAAGTATATAGCGATGTCACTGATACCACAGGTAATTCTTGGTCAACTGATGAACAGGCACAAAACACAGAATTTGAAATAGATGCAGATGGATTTATGGACTTCTCAGAATCCAATCCATTCGGCGACCCATCGGAGACTTACTAATGTTTGGAGACCATTTTTATCATTCAACAATGAGAAAATCAGTGGCTGTATTTGGTACACTGTTTAATAATATTCAAGTAGTAAGAAAGAAAGCTGATGGCAGTACTATAAACCAAATAAGAGTTCCTCTTGCTTATGGACCTAAAGATAAATATTTAGCACGTATTGATAGTAGCGCTACTTCATCAATGGGTATCAAATTACCAAGAATGGCATTTGATATAACAGGTATTACATTAGACACTACTCAAAAAATGGCTAAAAGAAATATCATATCAGAAACACATGGGTCAGATATTACTAAAAAGAAAACAATAAAACATTATACTTCTTATGATATTGGTATGTCATTATATATTTTAGCTAAAAATCAAGATGATGGACTACAAATTGTTGAACAGATATTACCGTATTTTCAGCCAGAGTATAATGTAACTATTACACCAGTAGCAGGATTTAATTATAAACAAGATGTTTCTGTTATACTTGGTGGCATTAGTATTGATGACCAATATGAAGGAGACTTTACTGAAAGAAGAGTACTTACATATCAATTAGATTTTACAATGAAGATGAAATTCTTCGGTCCAACATCTGACCAAAAAATTATACGTGAAGTCAATTTAGACTTCCATGAAAAAGATAATGTCGGCAGAATGTTCGAAGAAATGGACTTTACTGTTGGTGCTTCAGATACTGCGGATAGTTTCACAGTAACTGAAACTAAAACTGAAGGTGGATAATGGATAAAAAAAGAAAAGATGGCTGCAAATCTACAAAAGAATTTGCCAGCTGCTAAAAACAGACCTATCAAAATAGATAAAGATATTAAAGACGATTATGAGTTTTCTCGTAAAACATATAAAGACTTAATATATACTGGTACTCGTTCAATGGATGTACTTGCTGAATTGGCAAGAGAATCAGAGCATCCAAGAGCATTTGAAGTACTTGCTCAAACAATAAAAAATATCGGTGATACTACTGAAAAGCTTATGTCTTTACAAAAGAAAAAGAAAGAGTTAACATTAGATGAAACTGAAAAACAAAGAAACGTGACGAATAATAATATGTTTGTGGGTAGTACAACAGACTTACAAAGACTTTTATTAGATAGAGATAATGTGATTGATGCAAAAGTTAAAGAATAATGAGTTTGGTTATCTAGGCAATCCGTCTGTTAAAAGAGATGGTGTTGAAACTGAATTTACAAAAGAGGACATTTTAGAATATCAAAGATGTATGAGAGACCCAGCATATTTTGCTAGGACATATATCAAAATTATAAATCTAGACGAAGGATTAGTTCCATTTGATTTATATCCTTATCAAGAAGAAATGTTTAAACATTTTAATGAGAGTAGATTTAGTATTGTATTAGCATGTAGACAAAGTGGTAAATCAATATCCTCTGTTGTATATCTTTTATGGTATGCGGTATTTCATCCAGAAAAAACAATTGCGATATTGGCAAACAAAGGAGCAGTTGCAAGAGAAATGCTCGCGCGTATTACGCTCGCGCTAGAAAATTTACCATTCTTTTTACAGCCAGGATGTAAGGCTTTAAATAAAGGTAGTATAGAATTTAGTAATAATAGTAAGATAATAGCTTCAGCTACTTCTGGTAGTTCAATAAGGGGTTTATCAATCAACTTACTCTTCCTTGATGAGTTTGCATTTGTAGAAAATGATGCGCAGTTTTATACATCAACCTATCCTGTAGTATCTGCTGGTAAAGATACACAGATTATTATTACATCTACAGCAAATGGAATAGGTAATGTATACCATAAACTATGGGAAGGTGCAGTACAAAAGACAAATGAGTTTAAACCATTTAGAGTAGATTGGTGGGATGTTCCAGGAAGAGACGATAAGTGGAAAGAAACTACAGTATCTAATACTTCTGAATTGCAATTCGAACAAGAGTTTGGTAATACATTCCATGGAAGAGGTAATACATTAATTAGTGCTAATCATTTATTAGCTCAAGTAAGTGTTGACCCTGAGTTTTATAAAGAAAATGTTTATGTTTATAAACAGCCTATTGATGACCACGAATATGTAATGACTGTTGATGTTTCAAAAGGTAGAAATCAAGATTACAGTACATTTACAATAATTGATGTATCAACTCAGCCATTTGAGCAAGTTTGCGTATTTAGAGATAATAATATATCTCCAATGTTATTACCAGATATAATATACAAATATGCAAATACATATAATGAAGCTTATGTAGTAATTGAAAGTAATGACCAGGGTGCAGTTGTTTGCAACGGTTTATATTATGATTTAGAATACGAGCATATGTTTGTAGAATCATCTATAAAAGCAAATGCTCTTGGAGCCACTATGACTCGAAGAGTAAAAAGAATAGGTTGTTCAAGTATAAAAGACTTAATAGAACAAGGTAAGCTTAAAATAAATGATGCTAATACGATTGTAGAAATGAGTACATTTGTAAGTAAAGGCAATAGTTATATGGCTGTAGCTCCTAATCACGATGATATAATGATGAACTTAGTTCTCTTTGCTTGGTTTACAACAACTGATGTATTCCAATCATTAACTAATATTGATATGAAAGATATGTTATACAGAGAAAGATTAGCTGCAATACAAGATGATATGTTACCATTTGGTTTTCTCGAGAGTGGGAACTATGAAAAGGATAAATATACTAAAGACGATGATGGGAACATCTGGTTCGAACAAGAGTGGACAGGAAATGCAAAATTTTAACGAATTTACAACTGAAAAAACAGTAATTACCGAGGAAGAAAAATCCTATAGGTATGTATACTTATGGTATGATGACCCTGAAGACCCTGATGACCCAGAGGCTACTGCAGATGATTTTATAAAAGAAGGAGATTCTGTAGGTTTAAAAGGATTTAAAGTTGATGTACAAGGTGCTTATTCTGATTTAGAAGATGGAGTAAGGTATATCTATGATGGTATGACTGATAAAAAAGAAAGAAAGTTTAGAATAGATGAAAACACATTAGTCTTTGTAAGAGCTCCAGTCACTAAAAGAAAAGCTTGGTCAGACTTTTTAACTCAGTTAGAAAGAGCTGGTGTCGTATGTGTGAATACGCGCGCGTGCATGGAGATAACTTCTGATAAATATAGAACAAGTTTATATCTTGCTGAAGCAGAACTAGCTCAGCCTAAGACAGTTTTAGTTCATCATCCAGAAAAAGCAATACCTGCTATGGAAAGACTTGGCGCTAAATATCCAGTTATTCTTAAAACACTTACAGGTTCATTAGGTATTGGTGTTATTAAAGTGGATTCAGAAAGTTCATTACATTCAACTGTACAATTATTATATAAATTAGACCCAAACATGGGTGTATTGCTACAAGAAATGATTAAGGACTTTACGTTTGATATACGTGCTCATGTTATTGGTGGTAAATTCCATGGAGCAATTAAAAGACCTGTAGTAGCAAAAGACTTTAGAAGTAATGTATCACTTGGTTCTAAACCAGCTCCTATTGAATTAACTGAATTAGAAATAGAACATGTTGAAAAAGCAGCTAAGGCTGTTGATGGTTTATGGGTAGGTGTAGATATATTCCCATCTAAAGATAGAAAAACAATACCACCAATGTTTATTGAAATCAATTCAACACCAGGGACAAAAGGATATAGAAAAGCTACTGGAGAAAACCTAGCTAAAAATATATTAGTAAAATTTAAAAATAGGGATTATTGGCTTAAACCTAATACATATAAATCAATGTTTGAAGATAAGATACAAACAGATAGTATGGAGTTTGATGGAGATATTGTTAAATGGTCTAAAGACGGTGTGCAATATGAACATGATATAATTGGTATATCAGATAAAAATCCTATAATAGAACATAATTCGATCGAAGTTGAGTTACTTCGTTAGAAAACAAATTGTTATAAATAAGTATGTATTGAATATTCTTATTATGACACATATTAACTAACTCAAATAGAGGACAAAGCGATGGCATTTCAAGTATCACCAGGCGTCGAGGTAAAAGAAATCGACGCAACGAATGTAGTTCCAGCCGTATCAACCAGCATTGGTGGATTCGCAGGCGCATTCAACTGGGGTCCAGTGGAGCAATTAGTAACAGTAGGTTCTGAACAAGAACTTGCAGCGACTTTTGGCGCTCCAGACGATTCCACAGCTAAACACTTCTTAGTAGCAGCATCTTTTTTAAAGTATGGCAATGCACTAAAAGTGGTTCGAGTA